CTAAACTAATATTAAAAATATTAAAAGAAAAAAGGGGGAATAATGCCGGTTGAAACATATAAAGGTTTTGAAATATGCGAAATGTGGAACAAAGAAACGCCATATTATATCGTATGCAAAGAGTTTAAAGAAGACCCATTTTGGGAAATAGGCTCTATTGAATATGATACAATTTCAAAAGCCAAAAAAGAAATAGATCAAGGGGTATATAATTAAAGGGGGAATAATGAAAACAGAAGAACAACTTGAATTAGATGATTTAAAAAACAAAGATGAATTAATAGATGAGATACAAGCAATATGTAAAGCTAACAAAGATAATGATTATTGTTGTACTTATCAATTAAAAGATATGATTGAAAAAACTTTTAAAATGTGGGGGTACTAATGAGAATAACTTTATTTGGTAAAGATATTTACATAACTAAAAATTGGCGACAGGATTTAAGCCGGTGGTCATTACTATATCGAACAGAAATAGTAATAGCTATCGTTAGCTTTATCTTGGGAGCTATAATATTTTAAGGGGGACAAATGGCAGTAAAAATATTTAATGTAAGAAAAGAAATAAAGAAACAACTCAAAGAGATAAACTCTAAATTAAAAATATTACTTAATGATATGAATAGCGACCCTAAAGACATAGATAAATTATTTGATTGTATTCAAGTCATATCTTTAAAGTATGAGCTATCACAAAAACCTTTGATACTTAAAAAAGAATGGGAAGTAAAACAATGAAAGATTTATTAAAAATGTATAACACAATGAACCAATCTTTAGAAAAAAATCACGATTGGGATTTTAACGCAGATGTAAGAGATGTTAGGAAAGTTTTAGATTGGTTAGAAGAATTTAATGAAATTGAACAGGATAAAAATAAATTTCTTAAAAAATGGAATAGAGGTTATAATGATTAATGTA